AAGAAGCTATTNATTTAGAAACAGATCCTAATCTTAAAGCTGCTTTACAAGGAGAGTTAGATAAATGGATTTCAGGCGGCCCCGCAGTATATGAAACTCTACCTCAAGGGCCACCTGCTCCAGACGTATTTGATTCAGATTTTAATATTCTTGATGCTATTTCTTGGGTTGCTAACTTAACAGATTATTTTAAGCAAGAACCAACAGCAAGCACTCCTGAAGTAATTGATACAGGAACAGAAGATCCAACTATTGCTACAGGAGGTTCTGGATCAGCAACGGGTACAGGTACAGGCACAGGAGACACAGGACAGCCCGGAACTGGTGACGCTGGAATAGGCACAGGTGCTTCTGGTACTCCCGGCGCAGGTGCTGGTGACGTAGGTGATCCTAGTGACGTAGGGGAAGGCACAGGCACAGGAGAAGGCACAGGAAGCGGCACAGGAGGTGGGGAAGGCAGTGGCGACGGTACAGGCACAGGATCAGGCGTAGGCGCTGGAGCAGGATTAGCGATAGGCTTAGCAGCAGGTATGTTAAGACCACAAGGAGTCACTAAAACTTTATTTGAAGACTATATGTTTACTCCTACATATCAAGCACCGCAAGCAGTACAAAGAGCAACTATGTACGAAACACCAGAGTTTGCACCCAGTTTATTTAGGAACATAATAGGATGAGTACACAATACTTAACATTAGTGAACAGCGTACTTAGACGCTTACGTGAAGACGAAGTGTCGGCAGTAGCTAACACAGCGTACTCTAAGATGGTAGGTGACTTTGTAAATGATGCAAAGATACAGGTAGAGAATGCACATGATTGGTCTGCACTTAGGACTACAGTAGTTGTTTCAGCATCGTCAGGAACTTCAGAATATAGCTTGACAAATGCNGGAGAACGTGTTAAAATATATAGTGTCATTAACGACACATCTAATTTNTTTATTACTTACCAAACACCTACTTGGGTAAACAATGCAGTATACAACGCTGGGTCTACTAGCGGCGCACCNGCNTACTTTACTTACTCAGGTGTAGACGGGTCAGGAGATACACAAGTTACTGTATACCCAACTCCAGACGCTTCTTACTCTTTACGNTTTGATTTNATAGCNAGNGAANNCGNACTNAGNAANGACACAGANACAACTGCANTNCCNTCTAATCCTATNGTNCATGCNGCNGTNGCTTTNNTNGCAAGAGAAAGAGGAGAGACTGGCGGCACGACTGCACAAGATTACTTCCTTATCGCAGATCGTCATTTATCAGACGAGATTGCGTTAGACGCATATAAAAACCCTGAAGAATTTATTTTTAGACCCGCATAATGGCACAACAAAGACAAAGCATATATGTAGGAGCGCCGGGGTTTCGTGGGTTAAACACTCAAGATTCTCCTGTTAACCAAGATTCGTCCTTTGCATCCATTGCAGAGAATGCTGTCATTGATAAGTTTGGCAGGATAGGTGCTAGACAGGGAATAAAAAAACTTACTAGCTCGACTACCCCTCTAGGGTCTAGTGCTGGTGTAGAAAGCGTGTTTGAGTTTACTAAAAGAGACGGTACTAAAATAGTATTCTCAACGGGCAACAACAAAATTTTTACTGGCACTACGTCATTGACTGATGTAACAAACAGCATGACTATAAGTGCCAACAACTGGAAAATAGTGTCGTTTAACGGCGACGCATACTTTTTCCAGAGAGGACATGACGCACTAGAGTACACTACAAGCGCAGGAACTATAGGGGTATTATCCTCTAATGCTCCTGACGCTAATGAAGGATGTGCTGCGTTTGGTAGGCTTTGGGCTGGGGATGTCACAGGCAACAAGTACACTTTGTTTTTTTCCGACACTCTTGATGGTGACGATTGGACAGGAGGTACGTCAGGATCTTTAGACTTAACCACAGTTTGGCCTACAGGGTTTGATGAAATTGTAGCTATTAGAGAGTTTAACAACTTTTTAGTTATTTTTGGTAAGCAAAGTATATTATTGTACTCAGGCGCTTCTGCTCCTGCAAGCATGGTATTGGCTGATGTTATAACAGGCATTGGCTGTATAGCTAGAGACAGTGTACAGGATACAGGAACTGATTTAATTTTCTTGTCTGACTCTGGTGTACGTAGTTTAGGAAGAACTATACAAGAGAAATCAAACCCAATTGGGAATGTTTCTAAAAATGTGCGGGACGATATTATACAACGAACAGGCTTAGAAACAGGTAATATAAAATCTACATATAGTCCAGAGAATGCTTTTTATCTTTTGTTCTTTCCTTCTAGTTCTCTTGTTTTTTGTTTCGATATGCGGGGAACTTTAGAAGACGGTAGTAATAGAGTTACTACTTGGCCCTCTACTAAAATACTTTGTGGAAATATAGGGTCAGACGGCACAGTATTTTTAGGTACATCAAAAGGTATCAACGAATACTCAGAATTTTTAGACGACACCAGCCCCTACACAATGAAGTATTACACACAGCCTTTGGCTTTTGGTGATCCTTCAAGACTTAAAATACTTAAAGAATTAACATTCAAAGTTATTGGCGGTCAAGGTAGTAGTCTTGTTCTTAACTGGGGTTACGACTATACAGAGGCGTACACTAAGCAAGCGTTAACAATATCAAACTCTAATATAGCAGAGTACGGGATTGCTGAATACAACACAAGCGAAGCAGAGTACAGCGCCTCTATTATTGTAGAGGACGCTAAAGTAAAATCTACAGGATCAGGCGCAGTTGCTACTATTGGGGTAGACGCAATAATTAATGGAAGGTCTTTGTCAATACAGGAACTAAAGACTGAAGCACTCATAGGTAAATTAGTATGACAAATTACTCAAAGACAACCAACTTTACAGCTAAAGACTCTTTAGTATCTGGTGATGCTAATAAGATTGTCAAAGGCTCTGAGATTGATGCAGAGTTTGATAATATTGCAACTGCATCCGCAACTAAAGCAAACATTGCTAGCCCAGCGTTTACAGGTGTAGTTTCTTTTCCTGATGGCACTGCTGGTGATCCTTCCATAACAAACACAGGTGACACTAACACTGGGCTGTTCTTTAGCGCAGCGGACACCTTAGCATTTAGTTCCGCAGGTACTGCACAGTTTACAATGTCTGATGGGGCTATTGCACCTGTAACGGATAATGACGTAGACCTTGGTACTAGCTCCTTAGAGTTTAAGGACGGTTACTTTGATGGTACTATACATACTGACGCTATTAACTTAAATGGCACAGCTATTACCTCTACAGCCGCAGAGATTAATATTCTGGACGGGGTGACCTCTACTGCTGCTGAGTTAAATATCCTAGATGGCGTAACGTCAACCGCAGCAGAACTCAATATTCTCGACGGAGTCACTAGCACTACCGCAGAGTTAAACCTACTAGACGGTGTTACAGCAACTACTGCTGAATTAAACTACAGCGACACTGGGTCTTCCGTAGGTACAGTAGTAGCTAGTAAAGTTGTAACAGTAGATGCAAACAAAGATGTAGCCAGCTTCCGTAACATTACACTTACAGGAGAACTGGATGCAGGATCTCTTGACATTTCAGGCGACGCTGACATTGACGGTACGTTGGAAACTGACGCACTGTCTATTAATGGCACAGCGGTTACGTCTACGGCAGCGGAACTTAACATCCTTGATGGTGTCACAAGCACGGCTGCTGAATTAAATATACTTGATGGCGTTACAAGCACAGCCGCTGAACTAAATATCTTAGATGGAGTTACGTCTACTACTGCTGAACTAAACATCCTAGATGGCGTTACTGCAACCACAGCAGAACTGAACATTATGGACGGTGTCACAGCCAGTGCAACAGACATTAATCTTATAGATGGTATTACTAACGGTACAGTAATTGCTAGTAAAGCTATTATTACAGATTCTAACAAAGACATTACTGGCGGTAGAAACATTACTATCTCTGGTGAACTAGACGCAGCAACACTGGACATTTCTGGTAATGCTGATATTGATGGCACCTTAGAAACTGATGCTTTATCTATCAATGGAACTACAGTTACATCAACAGCAGCAGAACTTAATATCTTAGATGGCGTTACGTCTACAGCGGCAGAACTAAACATTTTAGACGGTGTAACCAGTACGGCTGCTGAACTTAACATCCTAGACGGAGTTACATCCACAACAGCAGAGTTAAATACTCTTGACGGTATTACCGCAGTAGTCGGTGAGTTAAACGCACTGGACTTAGGCAGCACTGCTATAGGTACAGCTATTGCGTCTAAAGCAGTAGTATTGGATGCTAACAAAGATTATACAGGCGTTAGAAACTTTTCTATTACTGGAGACTTGTCTGTAGCTGGTACTACTACTGTTGTAGACTCTGTACAGATGACTGCAAATAACGCTGTAATCTTTGAAGGAGCTACAGCGGATGCTTCAGAAACTACGCTTACAAGTATAGACGCTACTGCTGATAGGACTATTAGTTTACCTAATCAAAGCGGTACTTTGCCTGTATTGGCAGCAGTGTCTACTACAGCTATTACTTCTACTCCTGAAGAACTAAACGTCCTAGATGGCATTACAGCCGTTGTAGGCGAACTAAACGCACTAGACCTTGGTAGTACAGCAGTAGGTACTGCAATAGCTTCTAAGGCTGTTATACTTGATTCTAACAAAGACTACACAGGCATTCGTAACTTTACGATTAGCGGTGAGCTAGATGCTGCTACGTTAGACATCTCAGGCGACATAGACGTAGATGGCACCACTAACTTAGATGTCGTGGACATTGATGGCGCTGTGGATATGGCTTCTACCTTAGCTGTAGCTGGCGTAGTCACTGCCAACGCTGGTGTAGTTGTAGATAACATCACGATTGATGGCACAGAGATTGATCTGTCCTCTGGCGACCTGACCATTGACGTTGCTGGCGACATCATCCTTGATGCTGATGGTGCAGATATTATTCTGAAAGATGGTGGTACATCGTTTGCTGAGCTTGATAAGGACGGAAATAATTTTCGTATAAAAAACCCTATAGCAGATGGCGATATAAAAATTCAAGGGATTGATGGAAGCTCAACGATTACAGCCCTAACCCTTGATATGTCAGCGGCTGGTGCGGCTACGTTTAATAGCAGCTTGGGCATCGGAACAGCGCCAGCTTCAGGTGTGGCTTTGGACATAAGATCAAATTCAACTAGCACTATCGGCGATTTTAGAAACGCTTCAGCAACAGG